CGCTCTTATTGTCCCATTTTCGTTTACACCAAAAACACCACCTGACGGAGTCTCAAATTTTATAAGTCCCGATGGAAGCGAGGGGTCAACTGTTGGTGTTCCTGATGAGGTGCGGTTAAAATTCGGAGAATTGGGGTCTAAAGAACCCGCCGCTACGGGGGTTGAAGCGTTGGTAATTTTTTTAAGAGCGTTTATAACATTCTCTTTGCCCGCAGACAGAGCGCTTAATGAATTGAATAGTTGGCTATCCTTAATTCCCCCAGGGGACTCTCTTGTTCCCGACCTCTTTTGGAGAGATTCCATAAGATTATTAAACGCCACATTTGGGTCTGTCCCAGACTGAATCTGTTGTTGGGCAATGTCAAAAAGGTCTGCGGGAATTTGTGCTGTTCTTTTGCCACCAACATTGACCATTTCAAAGTTTGGACGAGTTGAAACGATTGATGGGTCTCCCTCTTGAACCTCCTGTCCTTTGTTGTTGAAAAATAGTGTTTGTGCTCTTATTGCCATGATTTTATTATTATACCACCAAACCACCCTTTAGTCCCTGTAATTTTATCAACTCCATGTCAAGTCTGGCTCTTTCTTTCTGCAGATTTATAACTGCCACCTCGTTATCTTTGAGTTGTTGGGTCAGAGATGCTATTTCAGAATCAAGAATAGTGGGGTCTATTAACGCTTCAAAGTTCTTTCCTTTCTTTGTGAATTTTATCATTTTGATTTAATTAAATTAAAGTAATGTAAGCACATCAAACTCAAAGCTAGTTCCTGTGTTTCCAGTTGCACCATTTCCTCCGTTACCCCCACTTCCAGCCCCAGTTCCTCCGCTTCCTCCAGTTCCTGCAGTTAAGACATAAGAACCAGTCCATGTTTTGGTCTCGTAAATGAACAGTGTGCTTCCTCCGTTCCCCCCAGCTCCTCCACCCCCACCACCAGCATTTCCACCACCAGCAGTACCATTACCTCCATTCCCCCCATTACCACCAACTGATGATATAGTGAAAGTGCCAGCCCAAGTTTTTGCTGCTACCCAAATAGTGCCTCCACTAGCACCAGAACCTCCACCTGCCCCTGGGGATGGTGAGGCTCCTGACCCTCCGCCCTGTCCTCCCCCAGAAGATCCACAGGGTTTTTGGATAGCGACAGTATCTGATTGCAGATAAATCATTCCCACCACAGCCGTTTTATCAATCATTTTCGTTTGGGCTGTTGTTACTGCTCCTACTGCTCCGCCAGCACCCCCTGGATTTCCACCTGAACCACCAGAACCACCTTGGGTTCCACTTGAGCCAAAACTGCCAAATAACCCTGATGTTCCAGCTGCCCCACCAGCACCAGCTCCATTAGAACCTCCAGCTACACCTGCCCGACCTTTAATCGGACCACTTGTAGATTCTGCTCCAGCACTTCCAGCAGTTACTCCCGAAGCGTTACCCCCATTGCCACCAGTCTTACCTGCAATAGTTCCCGTCCCATTTAGAGTTGCTTTGACGTGTACCTTATATCCATCTGTTTGAAGAGTTCCTGTAATAGTAAGATTGTTGTAATACATATCACGAGTAAGAGTTGTCGTGCCAGCACCGATAGTTACATCTCCGTCAGAACCGTCTCCGAATGTTGGAGAAATGTTAGAACCAAATACATTGAAAGTTCCTGCGGAATTGTCCCACAGAGCATAACTTCCAGTAGCATCATCACCCATAATAACATCTCCAGCATTTGCTCCAGAGATAATAATTTCAAAGATAACGACCCCCGCAGAGTTGATTCCCTGAAAAGCGGTAGAAGTCATAACAAATCTAGTGCCTGATGTGGCGGTTTGAATTGTGGCCCCCGTAATCGTTCCCCCCGCCGTTACCGCCCCTGAAATTGTTAAGGCAGAGCCGTCCCAATTAAGATAATCGGTACTGTTGCCTATAAAAAACTTTAGAAGCCCGTCAGTCGCATCCATACCGAGCCGATAACCTGGGTCGGTGTTGGAAAAAGCCCTCTTTCCGACGGACAAAACCCCAGCCAGAACTTCGGCGGCAACTCCATCTTGAAATGTACTCTGAAATGATGGTGTGTTTTGACTTAAAACCGTGCTAATGGAATTAGCATACAATGAATCTATATCATACAATTTGTCCTGTTCTATAGCCATATTTTAAGTATCACAATTTTAAGCGTCGTAATTTTAAGCGTCGTAGCTTTGTTGCTCGTCTATTTTCACCAACTCCAATTCTCTTATCACAGCCCTCGCCCCGTTGGTAGAACCCCTAACATTTAAACTCAAAGTATTTCCCTCAACACTTCTTTCTACCCCAAGCCAAGCCAGAACTTTTCTGAAGATATTGGAGCCCCCCAATACCACTTCTTCTTCTGGGGTTCTGTTTGGAATGACCGAGATGACGGAACCCTCAATATTTTCCCCACTTAAGACTATCCTGTCTGAAATCTTCTTTAACTTGTTCGTTCCGAAGTTGTCGTGAATAGTGGCCAATCTCCACTCAATGGGTGTGGTGCCATCCGCATATGTGTTTATTTTATCCACCTGCCAGACATTGCCGTCATCGTCTCCCGCCACGATAGAGTTCACCCCAGAAGCAACATAACTGGCGAAATGTCTTAATTCATTGGGGTAAGAGCGGACAGACCACTGATTTAGTTTGTGATTATATCGCAAAACCACATTGACATAATCTATTCCGTCCACAGTAAGGTCGCCCACGCTCCAAGCAAAGACTCTTTCCGTAGCCCAGCCAGAGACCACCGCGGTAGCAGAAATGGCATCCACCCACTTTTTAATCGGTCTGGTGTTGTCATGGGAAATGGGGATTGGTCGTCCCCCGTTTGTAACATAAAATCCCTTGGCGTCTTCGTGAGAGTCGGAGTAGAAGGCGCACAATCCGCCACCTTCTACGATACTTTCCTGTGAGTAAGCTCCGATATTAACCAAACTTTCTGGAAAAGCGGAGCTGAAGTTCCACCTTTTCATACTTCGTCTCTTGAAAATGAGGAGGTATCCAGGGACCTTACCCAGTCCCGTAGCTTCGCCCCCCCCGTCTTCTGGTTCTATTTCAACATCCCCAGCGTCTCCTGTTGTCCAAGTGATGGCACCAGATTCCAGAATAGTAGAATACTTTAGAGTATAGGGGGTTGTGGCATGACCCCACAAATAGACCCTATCCAAAAACTCTTTGGGATATTTGTACCCGGTGGGCATATTAGCGAGGTCAAAGACCCCTCCCGTGGTAATCCACGAGGTTGAATTAAATGCTTTTGGCGCGTCAGTTCCGTTAAGACGCAATGTGTCTCCATTGTAGTTTAGAAAATAGGTTTTAAGTGAAGCTGTGTCGTCTTGCAAAGACTTTGTTCCCGCAGCTACATCATAAATATCGGAATTCGTGGGGGAAGCCCCATCATTAAAAACAGCAAAGAGCTTATTTTTTGTGGTGTCGGCTTGGTCAACGTGCTGAACAATACCCAAACATCCCACATTATCAACGAGTTGAGCGCCTATTTGTCCCGTTCCCAATCTAGACGAAAGAGATCCTATCTCGTAATCCGCATCAAGATTATAGAGTAGTTCAACCACATTCTTCGGAGCAAGCGAATGATTTATGTTGCTTGCCATGGCCCCCGAAAACTCTTTGTAGGAAAAATCTGCCATTATGTCGTTATTTTTGCATCCTGTTAATGTTTGGACTTCTTTTGTACCTTATGTTTCTGGGAAGGGTTCTTATTGCGTCATTTAGTTTCTCTTTGAAAGATATCCAGTAGCCGTTATTCGTGTCCAGCTTGTTGTCATTCTTGGCTTTGCACCAAATTCTCCAAGTTAGATAGTCTGTGAGAGCATCCCCCCTTTGAAAATCAAGGACATCGCTGTCAGAATCGACCACCGTTACAACCTTGTTGTAGTCCGCATAGATATTCATATTGTCCCAAGTGGCATTAGGAATCGGCCAAAACTCGATATTTCCACCCCTAACAGTGAACTTGAGGGGTTGCCCCTCGTCTTCGGATTGCCAAACATTGGTACCCACTGGAATAGTTACCGTGATTGAACCCGTCCCACTGGCGGGTACTCCAGTTAAAATTCCAGCGGTAGAGCTTCTGGTAACCCCCGTGTATGTAATGGAGTATTTAACTCCAGAGATATAGATATTCACCGTCCCAGAATCTTTAAAATCGTAGGAGTTGTCTATTTCAAGAGTTGTGGCCGCGGCTGACGCCTCTGTTCTAACCTGGGTGTGCCTAATATCCCCCACATACTCCTCAAACTCTATCGGGTCAAGGTAATCTAGTTTGTTATTTTCATGACCAATTCTTACCGCCAATAGAGATTTGTTGGTTTCCGTGTCATACGCCCCCGTGGGCATTGCTACAGTATTTATTCCTCTAGTGGTTTGACCGATAACTTCATTAAACGAGTAGTGTTCGGGCCACCTAAGTTGCTTGCCCTTAATTAGATTAAGTCCGTCTGTTAGCCACCTATAACAGGAGTGCTTGGTAATTTTGTCCGACAGGTTCAAGTCCAACTCATCCAGAGCTTGTTCAATGACTGCCCCGACAGTGTTCGCATCCCAACCGCCATATGCCAGGGCATCAGTGTATCCGCCAAAAGTACCCGCGACACTTTCCTTGTAGCGAGCAAAATAGAAGCCAGAAGTGAACTCGGTGTTGTGGTATTTTTGGTGTTTAACTGACGGGTCTATTGCGACAAGTCCCGAACCCAAAGAAGATGGCGGCTCTCCACCAGAGACCGTAAGGAGTGTCTTAGAACCCGTAGCGGTTACCGCGTGAGATAATTCATACTGATTGAAAAGAATAACCCTAACCCTTGTTCCCACTGCGTGAGTTCTGACCAAGTTAGACGCCAAAGTAACCGTGGTACCAGATGGGGCGGTAGAAGCGTGAGTTAGGATTATCTCTGCGTTTTCGTTCCCCAACTCTCCCACGAGAAGGATTTGATTGATGGCAAACCCCGTGATGTTTTTGACGGTAAGCGTTCCTACACCAGAAGCGCCTTGAGCGGTGAGATAGGATTCATTAACTGCTCCCGTGATAAGTGGCGAGTGGTCTATTGTCAGAACATCGTTCCTGTGTTGAAGGGAAATTATCATTAGCTGTTTTTAGTTACGATTAAAGGTAAACGCACTCCACAACATTGACTGTGGACGAGCCAACGTCAGTGATTGCGGAAACCGTCCCGTTGTATGGAAACTTTGTGTTTCTGCCAAATTGCAGGGTGTCGGTTGTTGATGCATTGTCTGGCACGGTTACATCCCTATTTAATGTGAGTCCTTGACCAGATACGGCATTTCCTATAAACGAAATGGAAAGTGTGTTGGTTGCATTTGGTGGTTGCTGGACTGTTACGATTGCCCTGTTGGAGGTCGTGGCTGAATTAAGAGCAAGTGGCTCTTGGTGTCCCACCACAACGACAGCTTGCCTAACCACCCTGCAGGTATCAGCCGTCCTTCCCGAGAACTCTTGAGCGGAAATATCCCTGCTCCAATAAGAAACGAGACCGAGAATTATACCAAAGACAAAGCCCGCGAGAACGGTTGCTATTAAACTTTTTTTAATTGTTTGCATGGTTTTAATAATATTTTTAATGGGAACATTAGCGTCCCCAGCTTAGCCTTCCATTTCTGAAAAGCTAAGTGGAGAAACTAGTCAAAAACAACGAACGAGGCTGTGCCTGAAGCCGTGGCCGAGGTGGACCAAGTAAAGGTTGTTCCCGTAAGGTTTGAAACCCTTAATTGAATAAACCCAGGTGTGGTTGAGGCGCTAGCGGCGATAACGTGAAGCCCCGCTAGGGTGCTCTCCGTTGTGGTGGCCGCAGAAACGACAACAAAGTCGCCCGCAGTTACCCCCGCAAGAGCGGAAGTCCCATTAGCGTCCCACGCCGCCGTTCCCTGACAATCCACGAGGGCTGTCGAGGTGGCCGCAATGGTTGCCGCGTACGGTCTCATGTAGCAAGTGCCAACATTGACTCTTGTTACCTGTGTTCCCGTCTCACCTATTTTGAAGGTTCGAGCGGTGGAAGAAGCCGTCAATGTAACTCGGTTGTTGAATTGATAAGTGTTTGTAACTTTAGTCAATTCATTTCCGCCGAGAGATGGCACACCAGGACTTGCGGAACCAAATAAAGAGATTATCAGCCCCAAGACTATCAGAAGAGACAAATGATTTTGTTTGATATAGTTCATATTATTTCTTCTTTTTTGTCTTTTTCTCCGCCCGTTCCAAGACAATGCCCTTGTCAACGGGGTTCTTTCCTTTCTTTAGAGCAGACTCGTATTCCTCGATAGTAAGAACTCCCGCGCGAACAAAGTCGGCTGGAATCCTAAGGTTCAAAGCGGCAAAAGCTTCTTCGGTGTTCCATGGAACGCCAATGGCTTTGCACCTACCTTGAGTATAGAGTTTGCCCCAATTTGGAGTAGACATAAGATTTTAGAGATTAGCTGATAATTAAGCTGGTTCTGCCGCAGTTCCTCTAGACCCACGGATGTAGGCTGGGAAGCCCAGACCCACGGTGTAAAAGAAGTCAAGCGACCATTCCCAGTCCTTGTTTGCATACACCTGTTCAGGGGCATCCAGAGAAGGTCTTTCTGCAAACTTGGATTTTAGAGACTCACCGACCTGTCGGGAATCTGCCAGGAACCAATAAGCATCTGTGTCGGTACCGTCCGAACGAACATCTATACGAGGCCAGACTAGGACTTTCTTAATCCACCCTCTGACCGGGTTGTTGTCTACGTTTGGAGTACCCTGCACGCCACCAGAAAAGACGATGCGGTTAGCAAGGTCTTCATTGATAGCCGAGACCAAGAGTGTGTCCAATGTAATTGGGCGAACCAACTTATTGGGGTCTTGGTATCTCATAGCACGAGCACGGGATTCTACGATTGCATTCCTAGAGAGCACGGGGTCGGCTGTTCCAGCGGAATCTACCAACAAGTTCGAGAACGTATTCGTATTTATGTTGTTAGAGTGAGAAGCTGAAAACAGAGCCAGACCGTCTGTGCCCGTAGATGTGACCGTAGCACCGAAGACATCTGTGTAGCTGGTGGACCATCCATTAGTCAGAACATCAGCATAACTTTGGTCTATTTTGTGGAATGCGTCTTGGGCGAGCGTCTTAACGAGATGTTCAATCTCATCATAGAGGTCGAATATACGCATTTCCTTAGTAACCGCCGCGATTGCGCCGAAGTATCTCTGGGTATAGGTGATACTGTCCAAAAGTTGTTACTATTCTTTGACTTTTAGTTAGCTTGGGTGTAAGCTATGTTTATGGCACCACTAGGAAACAGAAACGGAGCTTATAAACACGGGCTTGATAGGTTTCGCACTTACGAGTGGCTTAATCAGAAATATCATACTGAGGAACTTTCTATAAGCCAGATTGCCAACATTGTCGGAGTATCTATGATGTGTATCCATAAGTGGCTAAACAAAGCCAACATACCAAGAAGGAATGGAGGTGCTCGTATAGGGCAACACCACAATCGCTTCAAGGGATACACCATCAACTCGCAAGGTTATCGTCTTATTTACTCTCCCGAACATCCCAATAAGGATAAGCGGAATTATGTTAGAGAGCACATTCTTATAGCAGAGAAAGCTCTTGGAAGATACTTACTCCCAAGCGAATGTGTCCACCACATCAATGAGATTAAGACAGACAACCGATTGGAGAACCTATATCTCTTTAGTGAAAGGTCAGAACACGACCGCTATCACCAGCAAAAGAGAATGAAGTCTCCAACTTGGAAACCTATCACCGAAACTAACTTGTCAAAGAACGGCTAGGCATTTCTGCTAGCTCACTGCATTCCTGCAGTGTTCAGACTATCGCTTCATCCACCCATTTAAGGGTGTATGTCCTCTCACTTAGTCGTTGCACCTGCATGGGGCTTAATATCCCTTGCTTGGTGAGGGTGGCCCGTTCTGGGCTTTCCCCATTGATTAGAGAAGATTTATAGAGGGCAACAGTTTTACCCTCTTCAGAGGTTACTCTAGGCAAATCCTGTCCGGGAGTTACTTCCTCGACTCCGGCAAAGCCGTGTAGCACGAGGTGGTCGTGTGTCCTTCTTTTTGTCTCACGGACTTCGAAGAGAGAATCACCAACCATTTCTCCAACTGCGACAGACGCAGCTTCATTAAACCACGACTGAATATCATCAGTTAGAGAGGGAAAATCTGATTGTACTATTGCCATTTAAGCTAGTAATTAGCTGTTAATTAGAAACTATGAGTTTGGAACACCTTCTACAAAGTAGCCGATAACCTTTTTGTCCGCCAAAGCCCCCTTAATCTTTTCAATGAAGAAAAGGTCATTGGTTGAAGCGTCTGGGTTGATAGTAGAGTTAGTGGCTAGGTCAGCGAATGTGCCAACATCTGTTTGAGCTGGATTAGCGTCAGTATCTGCTTCTATTTGCACACCGCCAACCACACGATAGCAGAGGAGAAGGTCTCCATCTGCCGTAGTGGTTAGGTCTTGCCAAGCAATGTATTTTATATCCACTGCTGTGGAAGATGTCGCAAGAGTAAGATAGCCAGAACCGTTATCTGTAACAGCGGCGCCTTTTACAAAGGTAACCGTAGTAGCAGCCGGTAATTTGACAAGCCTTCCAGAGTCAAAACGTACTGGTTTTAACATTTTATTAAGCGATTATTTCTAATAATCGGCTTTGAGTATGAAAATCTATTCCTCCTTCGGGTACCACTCTTTGATAGGAACAGCTTTGTGCCTTCGTGGAGGAGTTTTATCCCCAATAACGGGTTTGCTGGATTCCTTTCTAACAGCGTTGGTTTGAAGGTCATCAGTGTTTGTTTCGGTAGGACGATATGGGTCGTGTTTCCACGCAACATAACCTCTTCGGATTGCTTTCAGAACATTTTCGGGAGTGTCCTCATTATCTGTGTGGACAAACTCTCTGATGGTGTTCCTGTTCTTTCCGATTTCAACTTTCTCGGCTTTTAGTTCGGGGGAGTCTGTGGGTAAAATAGCCGTAGCCATATCCCAAGCTCTGTCCCTATTGGCCTTGCGAAAGTCATCTACTGTTACAAACTTGGACGATTGAGGTTTTTCAGGAGCTGGGGCTTCTTTGGTGTTTTCCTTAGTTTCCCCCTTCTTCCTTTGAAGAATTGCTCTCTGTCCTTTGGCTCTTTTTAAAAGCTCCTCGTGAGATAGATTATCTAACTCATCGCCGCTTGAAGGTTCTGTTTCCTTAGATTCCTCGTTAGATTCCTCGTCAGAGTCTTCCTCGGTTTCAGTTTCTTCTCCGAGTTCTTCCTCCTGCTCGTCAGGGTTCCCGTTAGGGTTTTCGTCATTTGTCATAGTAACGTATCTAGTTAATTCACTTTTTGGGCGGTGGTGCTAAAACCGTTATGCTTTTATTATACCATAAAACAAAAGTAAATACACAAGTGTTAATAAGTGTTAATAACTATTTCTTTTTCTTTGCCCTCATTTCAAAAGCCCTCTGCGCCTTTCTAAACAGGAGGGCATTCTCTATCCTTTGAGAGAAGTAGCGAATATAGATTCTGGAGGGTAGTTCCATTGGAACCCCCTCTGTGGTGGTTAGCCCCTTAGACAGGGCGTTTTTAAAGTGTTCCGCTCTGTTTTTACAGTAGTTGGTAAAGCCCGGCAACTCATAAAGATTGGCAAAAAATACATTAAGCTCTTTATTAAAGGGTCTAGTGGGGTTCATGTCCCGTTCAATGTACCAGACAAGAAGGTCTATAATTTTGTTTTTTATCCTATTCAATGGCGTAAATTCCTATATTCTTGGAAACGGCGTACTTTTCCCCGTCTATCTCTAGTTCATAAGCATCATAAGGGTTGTACCAGCAAACCGCCCCTCTTTTAAGGAGTTTATCACACTCCTCTCCCACCGCTTTGATTGTGCCTCTTTGTAGATTACCACCCTCTTTCTCATTCTTCTTTACGAGAACAATGCCAGATGCGGTGGTTTCTTTGGGTGGGTCTATCAAGATGAGAATGTTGCCTTTTGTGGGTTTTATCATACGAAACGAAAGACTTTTAAGTGGAATACTTTTAATAAGCAGACTTTTTGCTTTGCTCCGGCTCTGGTTTATTTTTTTCCTCTTCCTTATTCTCTTCCTTATTCTCTTCCTTATTCTCTTCCTTATTCTCTTCCTTGTTCTTGTTTTCTTCCGCCACTTCTCTTAGCGGGGCTATTGCTAACACGGGAATAATACCCCGTGCCCCCGCTTGTAGGATGGCGATAGTACCCATACCAGATTCTTTCTCGGCGATTTTAACCAGTTCTTTGTATTTTTCTATCTTGGATTTAAGATATTCCCTTTTTTGAGACTCCGTGAGTTGAATGCCGCCCACATCAATTTTCTTTTCTTTCATATTATTATATTACCCTACTTACGGATAAAAGTAAAACCCCGCTCACCACTCTTTAACCTCTTTAACCCCTTCTTTCTCATAACACTATCGAATTGTTTGTCCTTAACCCGTTCTGGATTCATGGATGCCTTTGGTCTGCTCATAATACCATACCTTATGGCATCTGCGGCGTGGTCATCCCCATCGGTATCTAAATCCTCCACCCTTCTTGTATCATAAACTAAAGACGGGAGGGTTCTGATTAAGTTGGTACACGTTGAGAAAATTTGAAGTTTGGCTGTCAATTCACCCTCCCTAATGTATGGTTTAAGGTATTCTCTTAACAAAGCCCATCCATTGAGGCGGTCATTGACGCCTCTCACAAGATTGAGACCAGACCCCTTAATTTCCCTATAACGATTTTGCATAACCTCTGCACCAGACATCCCCCCCTTATTAGATGGTTCTTTAGACCAAATAGAGGGATCGGCCACCCAATATTTGATTTCTTCGCTGTCTGGATACATTGAAACCGCCTCATCTACAAGCTCTGAATAACCCAATTCTGTTTTATAAAGTTCCCTGTAAATGATTAGCACGTCGTCAGGACTCACCGCCCCCCAATATACAGCAGAGGGCTTCGTGTAACCATAATCCAACATCAAGAACTTCCGCCAATCATGAGGAATGGTAAAGGGCTCAACAACATGAATTTCTCTTCTAAACTCCGAGAAGTATTGCCCTTTAAATATATCCCAATCTCCGTCTCTAAACGCTTTCCGCTTGTCTGGGGAAAGAGAATCTAGTTGTTTTAGATAGCTTTCGGCCAAATATGGATTGTCGTCAGCTTTTGCTTGGATATAGGCAAATTCATTAGACTCGGTTTCTTCTGGTGGAAAATCTTTATCCATCCAATATTTTTTTGCCCAAGCGTGCCCTATTCCACCTGGGTTTGTGCCAGCCAGAAACTTAACATCTTCTATTCCCGTCCACCTTAAACGATTCCTAAGGTCTTCAAATGTTTCAAATTCATTTTTGGTAAGCTCATCTACCGCAATAGCGGCAAACTCGGCAGATTGATATTTGCTAGGGTCGTCTAGATTGCGAAGTTTGATAATGCCGCTTCCATATTCTGGCTCTAATATAAAACATTTACCATGGGCTTTATGGTCTGAATGGAATGTCCCCATCCATTTAGGAAATTCTTTTTCTATTTTAGAGATTTGCCTGTCCTTTAGTGTCGGATAGTCTTCACAAAACAAACCAACCTCTACGTTCTCTATTCCCTTTTTAGCCCAAGTGAGCAAGAGAGAAATGAGCATCCACCTTAGCCAATAACTTTTACCACCACCCATTGCCCCCCCATAAAGAGTGTATTTGTATTTCTTAACAGCGTGTTGGGCTGTCTTTTGTTTCTCGGTGAAGTTGTATAACTCACTCTTCTTTATCGTTTTCATCATCTAATATGAGCTTTTTCTCGGCGAGGTTGATGTCTTTTTCTTCTTTATAACCATGTTTGGACAATAACACCTTGGCGATGGTCGGATTATAGTCCCCAGACA